GCCCGCCCTGAAGCCTGCATAGCTGCAATGCGTTCCTGTGATGCTCGGTTCTCTGCTGCAAGCTTGGCATCCTGCAACAGCTTCTGACGCTGCAAATCAAGGTTGCCCAGCCCTACAGTTTGGTCAAGCCCTAAACGCCCTTGCCCTAACTGGAACTGCTGCGAGTAGTTCTGTTGCGTAATGTCAGCGTTGCGGTTGCCCAGGGTGAACTGATTCTGATAGTTCATGCGTGCGATCTCATTCTGTGCAGTCTGAATGTCAATCATGCCGGACTTGTACATCTGTTCGATTTCAGTCTGTCGGTTGGCATTGTTCTGCTGCTGCTGCTGAATGTCAATCATGCCGGACTTGTACATCTGTTCGATTTCAGTCTGTCGGTTGGCATTGTTCTGCTGCTGCTGCTGAATGTTCTGATTCCACGCTTGCTGCCCTGTCTGAAACTGCTGCTGCCAATTCTGCTGATTCTGTTGCAACCCAAACTGCTGATTAGCCAAGCCTTGGCTGAAAGCGTCGTTTGCTTTGGTCTGTGCAAACTGGTCTTGCCACTGGCTGTTGGCAATCTGTGCCTGCCAGTCTGCAAGGTTGTATTGTCGGTCGCTCAACCCCTGCTGATACTGGTCGAGTCCCTGTTGCCGTGCCATCTCAGCATTGAAGCGGCGCTGTGCTTCATTGAAGTCAGCACCATACTGATACTGATTCTGCTGAAGCTGCGCCAGCGGCAGGGTGTTGTCCAGGTAACGCTGATACTGTGTGGCTTGCTGCTCATTTGCCCATTGCGTCGGGTCGAACATGTTCTGATACTGCCCGTAGGGGTTACTAACATTTGCTTGGTTGCCCAAAGGGTAGCTTGTATCAATGGGCGTTTGCGGGTCGCGCATGTTGGGATCAACACCCATTGATGGATTGCGGTTGTCAGTGGTGCCGCCGCCCCGGTTCTGCGCATAGGGTTGCTGATACTGCTGATACTGCCCCATGTTGCCCATGCTGTTTGTCTGGTTGCCAGTAGCGTATGGGTTGCCCATGCCCATATTAGTGTTCATCATCTGCGACAAGTCTTGTGTCTGGTTGCCTGTGGCGCTTACAGGCTTCATGTAGTCGTATGGATTCTGTGCCATCTATTCCCCCTTATCGTGGCATCCCTGCCAGTGCATTAAGTTCTTCTTGCGGTTGCATCTGCTGCCCGGTCATGCCCTGAAACAGCAGCGGGTTGCCTTGTTGCGGTAGCCCCAGCATGTCCGGTGTTATTTGCCCCTGAAGCTGCGGAGGAATGCCGCCGCCCATGCCATTGTTCAAGCCTTGCGGCTGCATCGGCTGTGGCTCCGGTGGCATCTGCCCTTCCATCAATGTTCCATCAGGCATCTTGTGCGCAAGCCCAGCTTCAATGATTGCTTTCTCATGCTGCGTGCCTGCAATCATCTCAATCCAGTTATCGGGAAACTTGCGTTTCATGATCGCAACGACTTTCTTAGGCATCATTTCCGGTGTGTTCATCACATTCTCAAAGTCAACTCGCAACTGCTCATCAGGCGGCAGCACTTCGGCATTCACTTTGTCACGGTAAGTCTGTCGCGACATAATGCCCATCTCTACCTTGCGAATGCCCAACGTCTCTTTCTGCATTGTGTCAGTTGGAATCAGTGGCTCCAGAGTGACAATGTTGTCGTACTGCCCGTCAATGTCATCCTTATTCAGAGTTGCCCGATACGTGGCACTTGTTGCAGCATCCTTGCCCCACACGTTGACACCTGTTGCCCCGCCGAATGTTTCAATGAGGCTGAACATAATCTCGTTGGCGTGCTGCAAGGACATTTCAAGGTTCTCACGGAAGGGGTTAATGCGCCCCTTAGCGTTGTTGGCGAGACTATTCACCCCGTAGCCGCTCTGAATGTTGCCAGCATCCCCATACATGACTTTGGGGAACGTGCTATCTTGCATAGCAGAAGCTACACGCTGCTCAATGGTTTGCACAATGGCAAGGTCTGGTCTGACTTGTATCTGTTCAAAGCGGGTGCCCATGGGATATTGCTTGTAGACACCCGGCTTAATGTCAATGTCGCCTACATCCATGCCGTTTTCGTTGGTTACTGCTACATGCGGCTGCGCATACCACATATTCATGGTTGCCATTTGCGAAGTGAGGCGACATTGATACTTCCATAGGTCAATGGTTGGGTAAATCAGTGGCAGAGAACTCCAATCATTGCTCAGGTAGTTGGAAAGGTCGCCATGCCCCACCACAATAGGGATGTGCATGTAGTCGGTCTTGGTTGGCTTTTTTCCGAACTCGCCATCGACTACAATGCAGTGCCAAATGTCGCCATCTTTTGGATCTGTCCACCAATAATCGATAACATCGACCTCAGCGTCATCCTTCTTCTTGGCAAGCTCCAGCTTTGGGTAGCGACGTTTCACTTTGCCAACTTTTTCACAGTACTTGTGAAAGGCGTAGTCTGTATACAGAGGGTTGCGGCTGATTCCCACATTCAAAGGGTCAAGAGGGCGTATCAGAATCGGGAAAACCTTATCCCGCATATTCTTGGGGTAATCGTCCTTCACCCAATTGACGCTGAAGGCGTGCCGCCCCCGCAAAAAGCTAAAGTGTTCCAGCAAAGCAACCACATTCATGCGCTGCTGCTGATAGATTCTCTGATAAGCAGCAGCTAGCCACCGCTCTTTGCGCTGCGAAACCTCTTCAGCCTCTTCTGTTTCATCTGAAGCAGGCACTTCTACGCGAGGCATAGAGCTAAGTAGCCTTGTAGCCAAGCCAATGTCGTTAAATGGCGTAGGCAGCACCACCTGTTCCTGCCCATCCATGTTGATCGCCGTGAGTAGGTCACGATTGAACGCCTTTAACTCCCATGCAGCCTGTGCGCGCTCTGCCAATGCACGGTAATTTGCATCAGCATCTTCGCAACTTGCTACATGTTCCTTCACTTCATCAACTGAATACTTCATAAGCGCCTTGAAAATAAAAAAGGGGCGACAATCTCTCACTAATCTGGTAAGAGACGGTCACCCCGCAGGTTTCCCGGTAGGACTTCTTCAGCTAATCGTCATTATACCCAATACTTAGCCCTGTGTATAGTGCGCGTTGTGGTCTTTTTCGTGTATGGTCCGTACCAATCAAGCAGCCCGTAGCCAAGCGCCTTGATTGCATCATTGTTCTTGTCAATCGGTGTTCGTGGCGAGCTGCTGTTCTCAGTTTGCCGAGGCCAACGCCACAAAGCGAACTCAGAAAGCGGCTCAATAGCCAGCCCGTCAGGAGAAACGCCAGTCATCAGGCTTTTGTCAAAGTAACAGAGTGGCACAAGTTCATCTGCTACACTTTCTGTGTTGGCGTAGCCGCCTATATGCGCCCTCACGGTGTTGATTAGCACCTCTTCATGCCACTTTCTGAAGCGCAACTCCACTCCTGCACGCTCTCGCCACAGTTGCACCTGGCTTTTGTTGGCGTGTTGCTGTGTTCCAGCCACATCAATGACGCCACCAGCCACATAAGGCCAGTACTGCGACTTCTTCGCCATGGTAATAATCTGAAAAACAGTCAAGCCGTGCTCATAAACCTTATCAAGAATGTGGGTATAAGTACCAACTTGTTGCGCGAACCATACAGCGTAGGTATGTTGAGCTGGATCAATGAATAATTCGACGGGTTTTGTTTCGTCAAACACCAACTCTTTGACGTTGCGCTTGAAATCGAACTCTGGAATAACCAAGCCGCGCTTTCTTCTTGGCTTTGCTCCAAAGCGTTCGTCAAATAAGTCGGGTGGATAGGTGCGTTTAAGTGCTTGCATTTCTGGGTCATCAATTCCCCTTGGGAAAACTGCCACGTTGCTCCAGGTTGGCAGGCTGAAACTTGCGCCGCCCTCTGTGTTGGGAGCTGCCCAACGCTCCATCATGTCAGCGTACCAGGGAAGCCCGTTCTCCAAAGTGCCAGAGAGCACAATAAAGCCTCTTGTTTCAGCTACTCTGCCTCTCAGCTTCAGCCACACATCGTTGCCCTGCTGCGCTGCTTCCACCATCAGCACGCCATGCACTGTGAAGCTTGCCAACTTGGTAATGTCGCTACTGGTTCTTGTTTCAAATGTGGCTTTCCACTTGCTTGTGGCGGCGTGCAGAATCCACGGCTGTGTTTTTGTTTCAGGCATTGACACTTTGTCAATCATGCCAAGGGCTGCAAAGGTCTTGTGAATGTAGCTGAACTCTGCGCGAGCTTGTGCGTAGTCTGGCCCCACAATCCAGTAAACAAACTCGCCCTCGACACCTGGATCAAGCATCATGAATAGGGAAGCTACAGAAGTAATGGACTTGCCTGCACGCTCGCCGCCACAGATGAGAAAGAATCTGTTGCCACTGTCGCGCACATTCAACAGAATCTCAGCCTGTGTAGGATTCGGCTTGTAGCCCAGCCCCAGCCACGCGGCGCGTACCCAATTTTCATTCAATCAGTCATCCCCCAGCCACACTTCAGGAAACAAGTCTAAGCTTTTAATGTGAAACACAGTTGTCTCTTCGTCAATCTCATGCGCCACGAGGCACACGGAATCAAGGTCACAGCCCTGCTTCTCACAATAAGCAATCAGAAACTCACCTATCACGCTGCCCTGCTTCACCAGAAACGGGCGCGGCGGCTGCTCTGCCCACTTCTGCACCAAAACAGCCAGGGTGCCAAAGACAGCAGCAGTGAGGGCAGCAAGCAGAATCGTTGTCCAGTTAACTGCTGCCATTTGCTTTGCTCCATGTTTCCCTGAACTCCACAACGTCAGCACCCTTCACAGTTGCCATGTTGCCGTTTTTCACTGCAACAATTGCATCCTGCACACTGTGACACCTGTCACTTGGAAACGTTGTTTGGCTTATCTTCAACTCGCCACAATGCAGCTTCACCTGATAAGCCGTTGTCATGCCACCAGCTATTGCCATTACCAGCCCTCCGGTTTTTTTACCTTGACGAACTCGCCATGAAAACACATCTTTGAAATCAGAAAGCCATCATGAAGCTGAATACGATTTTCGTACTGGTCGCCCAATACTTCAACTATCTGCAATACGTCTTTTTCCGTGTAGTTGCTATTGACAATGTCGCCACGGAACCAGTACCAGCCCTCTTCTAACTTAGCCATGCTTCAAGTTCCCTCACTTCACTTTGCGCCATGCCGCCTAACTGCTTCAAGCTATTCAGCACAGCACGCACTTTCTTTCGCTGAATCGTCACATTGCCAGTTTCGTTGTCAACGGGCGGGGCAGGTGTCTCCTGAAACTGAAACACAATATAGAAAGACTTGTGCTCATAGCCGCCTTGTAGACCATGCACCGTGTCAGAAGGCACACCGCCGTCTTTGACACTGCACCAGTTTGAAGCATCTCCCCACATAGGAAAGTTGAAGCCAGGCTCAGGCTCAGGCTTCTCAAGCTTCAGGGGCGTTGGCGCTTCACTGACTGCCATGCCTGCCCAGCCGTAAGCGATGCGAGGATTAAAGAGACTTGTACCGATGCGAATGCCGTCTCTTGTCAGCAAGTCGATATAGACATTGTGGTTGCCCTGGTTCTCTGCATCTGTCAGCTCATGCAGCAGCACACAGCGCCAGGTGTAGATGTAAAGCCCAGCCTCTCCTGTGTCGACGTGGGCACCTGTAACAGGGAGGTTGTCAACACGCTTCAACGCATTCAAGTACTTGCTTGTGTCAAGATTCAATTAAAGAACTCCTTTACCACTTCGCTGCCAAACAGCAACACAGCCAAAGCCACAATACCCACAGCCAGCAACAGGAAAATAGCTGTTGGCACCCAACCCTCGCTCTCATAAACAGGAACCAGATATTTGTCAATCCACTTCTGCAAATTGTTCATAGCGAAACCCTCACCCAGTCAAACAAAATCCGAATCAGCAACACAACCAGTGTCAGGATGTTGAGCCAGCGCAGCAGCTTTACTTCTGCATCCAGCTGATACACCAGCCTCAGCAACTCATCATCAGCTTCTCTGCGATAGGAGCGTGCCACCTTGCCAGCTTCATAGTAGCGGTAGTCAGAGCCAGGAGTAGCGATAATATCAAAAGCTTCCTGATAGCTGCTTGTTGTGGCAATCTCACCAGCCAGCAAATGCCCCAGCCTGATAGCGTCCTTGTTGTCCACCTCAGTTATGGTGCAGATGACATCAGCCCCGGACTGCGCGCTAATGTCAATGCCAGCCTCTTCACTCTCACACGTATTCAAAACACAAAGGCTGCTCTCCCCAATCCGCACGTACTGAACCAAGCCTGCAATACCCAGCAAGCCATCAGACAGCATAATGCCGCCACTGTTGCCATGCCCTAAGTACCAGATAACATCGAAGTTGTTGCCTGCTACTGCCTCCGCTATGTCAAAGCTTCTCACTGTGCCACGAAGCACGGTTGCTTCCATCCAACGTGAGATCGCCGCAATCTCTACACTCATTCCTGGTAATGGGTGCTCAGGCAATTCAGGTGCTACTACAAGTGCTGTCAGTTTTCTCATAAGCTCTCTACGTCGTTACTGTCCAAACTTTCACCTTCAAGGTGCGTGAACCAATCTTGCATAGATATGTCTGTGCGTCTCCTTCATGGTTGGCTGCAAGCGCCAATGCTCTTGATACTTGATTCTCTACCACTGCTACAGGCTCCATGAAGCTCACTTCTTCATGCAGTGGAACAATAGGTACTGCTGCTTTCTTTTGCCTCATTGTGGCTCGATTCCTTTAAAACGATACTGCGATGCTTTGGTGCTAATGATGCAAGTGGCAGAAGCAGGGGCGTTGTGGCTTTGGTGCTTTTGCCGCCCGTTGGG